GAAACATGAAGATAAAACACCGGAAGTACACTATAATGGATTTCATAATGAAAGAGAAATTGAAACAAGTATCGAAGAAGACTGCGAGGCATGTAAACTATGAGTAAGCAGCAATATAATCTAAGCACAAAAACAGATTATCTAACACGTAAAATGTTCCTGGATCCAGCTGGACCAGTAACAATACAAAGATTCGAAGAAGTAAAATACAAAAAGATCGCAGACTTTGAATCTACGGCTAGAGGTTTTTTCTGGCAACCAGAAGAAATTTCGTTAACCAAAGACGCCAACGATTTTAAGGACGCTTCGGATGCAGTTAAACATATCTTCACTAGTAACCTACTTAGGCAAACTGCTCTTGACAGTCTGCAAGGCCGCGGCCCAAGTCAAATCTTTACTCCGGTCATAAGCCTTCCAGAGCTAGAAGCATTAGTTTACAATTGGACTTTTTACGAAACAAATATCCATAGTAAAAGTTATAGCCATATTATTCGTAATATCTACAACGTGCCTAAGGAAGTATTCAATACTATCCACGATACTACAGAAATCGTAGACATGGCGTCGAGTGTGGGAAAGTACTATGATTTATTACACAAACTAAATTGTCAGAAAGAAACTAACCCCGACAGCGTACATGAATCTGATCACATCAGAGCGATCTATTTAGCACTACACGCCAGCTATGCTTTAGAAGCATTCCGCTTTATGGTTTCGTTCGCTACTAGCCTAGCAATGGTCGAGAACAAGATCTTTATCGGCAACGGCAACATCATCAGTCTAATACTACAGGATGAACTTCTACACAAAGGTTGGACTGCATGGATGATCAATCAAGTAGTCAAAGAAGATGAGAGATTTGCCAAGGCCGCTGCTGCCTGCGCCGATGAAGTTTTGCAAATTTATAAAGATGTGATTGCAGAAGAAAAAGGTTGGGCAGACTATCTGTTCAAGAAAGGACCAGTGATCGGGTTGAACGCTAACATTTTAAAAGAGTTTGTAGACTACACTGCGGTTGGTGCGTTAAAAGACATAGGTATAAAGTATTGGAACCCTGCCCCGAAAACTACACCAATACCTTGGTTTAATAAACATAGCGATACCAGTAAGAAGCAGACTGCACTGCAAGAAAACGAAAGCACAAATTACGTTATAGGCGTGATGAGTGAAAATCTAGACTATGATGCATTACCTGCTATATAATGTATGTTTAAAGCACAATATAAACGTAACTCTCCTTTTGAAAGCTGGATAACTATCGGTAGTTATAACAGTGAACAGTCTGCCATCAGTGCAGCTCTTCAAATGAAAAGAAAGGGCGTGGTTCTTGTAAGAGTCACGGACAAAAAAGGTGCTGTAATTTATTCAAATTGAAAGGAAAGAAATGAAAGCAGTCGTATGGAGCAAATATAATTGCCCTTATTGTGATCAGGCTAAGGCCCTACTCAAACAAAGAGGCATTGCATTTGAAGAAAGAAAAATCGGCGACGGGTATAGTAAAGAAGATTTATTAGAAGCAGTTCCCACAGCACGTACAGTTCCACAGATTTTTTTAAATGAACAATTGATCGGTGGATTTACAGAATTGAAAAAATACTTAGAAGAAACCGCCGGCGGATACGGCAAAGGAATGATTTAATGTTAATTGACAAAGGCGTAACGGTAGGTGAAGTTATCACCCTGAAACTAACCAGCGGTGAGGAAATTGTAGCAAAACTAGTAGATGATCAAGTGATGCATTATAAGATATCGCATCCTATGGTCATTGCCATGAGTCCTAAAGGACCAGCTTTAATGCCATATTTGTTCACTGTTGATCCTAGCAAAGAAATTAAGCTAGCCAAAAATGTAATAACAGTCACAGAAGCCACTGACAAAATGTTTGCAGATCAATATCTACAGCAGGTCACTGGTATTGCTATGGCTTAAATAAACATATGGCAACCCCTACTATCAGTCCTAGTCCTAGTGCGGCAAATAGTCCCAGCGGACCGTTTGCACCTACTGCGCACACTCACCCGTTTACTGCGATTACGGGTCTAAGATTCGGAACTAACGGTAGGGTAGAACCAGTATACGATGCCAATAATGTTTATGCCAACGGTGTATTAATAGCATTATATGATGCTGCATCAACAGCTGGCAGCTTCTCAGCTACTAGTGTTCCTAGAGTAACAGTGGTACAGGCTGTGCAGAATGTCGAAGGGGACGAGGATAATACCGCTGGTAAAAGAGAGGCAGATAGATTCTTAGCAGAAGGAAGAATTACCAAAGAAAAATATAAAGAGATCACTACAACTGCTACTCCCAAGGGACCCGGAGTAAAACCATCTGCTCCTGTGCCAGGAAGAACTGTAGCGGCAGTCAGTGGTGATATCACTTACGACATGAAACTGACCCCTAAAGGATTTACCTTAGCTCAGTGTATTAAAAACGTAACTTTTCCTAGAACCATACCCCAGCTAGCAGAATGCAGCCCATTAGTAAGCGGACCTAGCGCGGTTGTGAATAATCTTGCTGCGTTGGCTGTGAATATTCTAGAGCCTATAAAAGAAAAATACCCTAACATGCTGATCACCAATACCTATAGACATGGCAAAACTATCGGTGGTGGCGCCCACGGCACTGGTCAGGCCGCCGATCTTCAATTTAGGGGAGTACCGGCACACAAATATTATGATATAGCAGTCTGGATCGAAAAAAATATTCCTTATGATCAATTATTACTAGAATATTTGCCGGGACAGACTGTATGGATACATATCAGTTATGCTATTCCGGGTCTGCCCTATGGCGGCTTAAGCACAAGGAAAGCTAAACCACAAAATATATTAGCAACGTTAAATGGTGCAGCTGGTGGTAAGTTCACAGTAAACTTACATGAAGAGATTATTGTAGCATCAGTACCTAACAGAGTAGTGGCAGCTTAATGAAAAAATTATTTTGGAACATCTTAGGTTTTATAAGTTTAGGCATGGCCTATATTGGACTAATTACCCCAGGCATTCCATATTCACCATTTATAGTATTTTCAGCATATTGTTTCTCAAAAGGATCAGAACGTATGCATCGTTGGATCTATAATCATAAAATCTTCGGTCCGTTCTTAACCAATTGGACAGAGAAACGAGTGTTTCCTACCAAACTTAGATATCTCATGTTAGCTATGATGTCTTTGAGTCTTGTACTAATGTGGAGCAGTGGAGTCAAGCCCATAGGGATAATCAGCACTGCTACATTCATGTCTTTGGTAGCGGTATGGGCTTGGAGATATCCTGCAACACCAGAAGAACATGATCTAAGAAAATTGAACGGCCGAAAAATTGGTTGGTTCAAATAACATCAAAAACCTCTTGACACAGCTCTTAAAATAAGCTACATTAAAGTTCTTTCAACAACAGGAACTCAATGTTTAAAATTCTTTTGGCTTTAATTTTACTGTCTATCATTATTGGTTTTTCAATCAATACCGTAAGAAAAATGACAGGAAAAGAAAAATGGCAGTTGACAAAACTGATAGGATTTAGTATACTATGTGCATCGTTGGCGTTTGCTGCGATGATTTCTATAGTTGTAATCTTTTAAGGAATCAAAATGGTAGTTGAAGTTTTAGGCCGTGTAGCTTATGTGGCTCTCGGTTTTGTATTGGCAGTTTATCTTTTTTCAATTGGAGTAATGTAATGAAACGTATCGCAACCCTTAGTCTTATCGCCGCCGCTGTTCTTGCAACTGGCTGTACTCGTATTGAAACCGGCGAGGTTGGTGTTCGTGTTGGATTTGACAAACAAGTTCAACCAGGCGAACTGCTGCCCGGTTCGTTCAATCAGGTCATCATTGGTGATGTACTGACCTTTCCAGTTAAGGACGTCAATGTTACACTCAACGACATGACTCCTGTGGCTAAAGATAACAGCACTATGAAAGATTTGGATGCTGTAGTAGTCTACAACATCAACCCACAACAGGTCGCAGAGTTGTATTCTACTAAAAATAAAGCCTTCCATGCAGAGTTCAAAGGCGACACTTACGTGATGTACAATTATATCGTTCAGAATGCTCGTAATGCTATCTACAAGGCCGCACGTAAGTACGAAGCATTGGATATGGCTGACAATCGCGAAAACATGGAACGCAATATTCAAGAAGAAATTCAAAAGAATCTTGCTGAAGAAAAACTAGACGGTACGATTACTATCAGTCAGGTATTGATCCGCAATGTTGTACCTGCTGATACAGTCGTTGCTTCTGCCAATGATCTAGTTCGTTCAAAGAATGAATTGAAACAAAAAGAAGTTGAAGTACAGACTGCCCGTAAAGAAGCAGAACGTATGGCCGCCCTAGCCAACAACTCGGCAAGTTCGATCGCATTCATGAATGCACAGGCCGCCCTGAATATTTCAGAAGGTATCAAGAACGGTAAAGTGCAGACTATTGTTGTGCCTGCGAACTTCAATGCTCTGATGTTGCCTAAGCAATGATATTAGAACTGTTCAAAACTCGATCTAATCATCACTATCCTCTGATGAGGGATCCAAAACGTAACCCTAAATGTTATGAAATGACAGACAAGGAACGTGAGGAGGCCCTTCAGAGGGTAGAACAACTTCTTAAGAAACGAGAAGAAGATCATATCGAAGGATATTACGGAGCATGAATTTTTTAGAATGGTTAGGATTTAACAAAGTTATGGAAGACCTAGAACCGAAAAATGTAGTAAAACTCCCTGTGGATTATGTTAAGCCTGCTCCAGAACCTAAACCCAAAGAGCACTACAGAGTCGGGTTTGATGATAACGGTATGACCACTTTAACATTGATGGGTGAAAACGGTTATAGTATGACCTTGAGTATGAATCAAGATTCCTGCGAACAGTTGATCAAAATGCTCAGAGCTACTTACAAAGAAGAGATCGAATAAAGCGTCTATCGCCAAATGGAAAGGCAGGGGCCTCTAAAACCTCTATGCGTGGGTTCGATTCCCACTGGACGCACCAAGGATATATTATGACATTAGATGAACGAGTAATACAACTACACGATATTGCTAGACAAATTGAACAAGAACTAGGTTCAGGATCGCTTTCTCAAGACCTGCGTCGTTCAGCAGATCGCTTACATGAGTTGATCAAAAAACAAGATGTACGTACATTGAACTCCAAACTCGGATACAGTAGAGTTGGTTTAGACAATGTGTAAATAAAGTTGTAGCAGGTGCTACACACCAACACTCTTTAAACACTAGGTACTTAGAGTGTGTACCGTAACAAGGAGAAATCATGATGTATGAATCAAAGCTCGCCGCGGCAATCAAAGTAAACGGCAAAGTCCTCAGAGAATTCAAGGACACAGTTCACATTCCATTTGGCAGTGAATACACGATCCTATTAAAAAATCTTAATACTACTCGTGCTGTAGTAAAGGTGTTTATCGACGGTGACGATACTGTTCCTGGCGGATTGGTCATAGACCCGGGTCGAGAAATCGATCTTGAGCGTTGGGTTAAGAACGGTAATCTCACCGAAGGTAATCGTTTTAAGTTTATAGAACGAACTGGTTCAGTAGAACAGCACAGAGGTATTGGTATCGAAGATGGACTAGTGCGTGTTGAATTTCAGTTTGAGCAACCATACCGCCCGATACTTAACACACCCTGGATTGCCGCAAGCGAAT